GAAGTAGACCACGAATGTCGCGGCGGTGAGCGTGATGCCTGTGCCACCGGCTTGCTGATTCCCGATGAGCACATCGACGTTGTTGGACTGGAAGTCGTCAATCAGCTGGATGCGGTCGTCTGACTTGGTTTGGCCGTTGTAGATGCCGCAGCGCAAACCGGCTTCAGTCAGCACCCGGTGGGCGTCGTTGGCCTGAACGGTGTACCTCGCCCAGACGATCACCTGCTCGCCAGCAGCGACAGCCGCTGTCACCCGCTCCACCAAGGCTTCGAGCTTCGGGTTGTCCCCTGGGATGCGGACAGGCTCATCGGACATCGGGTGCAGGTAGTAGCCACTGGTGATCTGCGCGAGCTTGGTGTATGCTGCCAGCTTGTTGATCGGCGTCTCCTCTTCGTTGTACATCAGACGCAGCTCATCTTTGGCCTTGTCGTAGGCGGCAACCTGCTCAGGAGTCATCTGCACCACGGTGGTGCTGTAGATCTTGTCCGGCAGGTCCAGGCAATCCTTCTTGCGGACCCTGAACGACCAAGGCTCTATCATCGCCGCTAGCTTGTCGAGGTTTTTGTAGACCGGCGCACCATTGACCTTTTCGACCACCTGGATCCTGCGCTTGTCCTCCTTGCCGGTCTTTGCGCTTATCTGATTGCGGATGCTGTTGACGACCCAAGAGTCTTGAGGGGCCATCTGAGCGAACGCAGCCTTGAAGGCGAAGTAGCTGGTGCCGAGGATCGTGCTGTTCAGGAACCTGAACTGGCTGAACAGGTCGAATGGAGACGAGGCGATCGGCGTACCACTCATGATGCGCCGGTACCGGGCATAGGGCTTCAGCTCCATCAGGTTCTTCGTGCGCAGCGCTGTCGGGTTCTTGATGGCGTCTGACTCGTCGCAGACCACCATCGTGTTGTCGCCACCTTCAACAAACTTCTTGGCGTACTCGAAGCCGCTCTTGTGCTGGATGGCTTCCCAGTTCATCGTCAGGATCGACAGCACACCGGGTCGCTTCTTGATGAACTCATCCTTGGCCTTGGCGAACGTCTTTGACTTCGTGGGGGACCAGGACAGCTCATGCCAGCGGATGTCGTCAGGCATGTGCTTGGGAAGCTCGATCAGGGACCAGTTGCGGTGCACACCGTTGGGTGCCAGGATCAGCACCCGGTCGCAGCGGCCATCCCTAGCCAGCTGAGCAAAGTCGTTGATGACCATCCAGCTCTTGCCTGTGCCCATCTCCGCCAGCAGAGCGCATTGCGCCGATCCGCCGAACCGAATCAGGTAGTCGAGTTGATGCTTGTAAGGCGTGGTCTTGAAATTCATGTTCATCGTTTCAGAGCCTCTCTAAGAGCTTCCCAGTCAGGCCTCATGACAGGCTTCGTCGCCAGCCAATCGCTGATCGCAATCAGGCCTGACACGGTCCGGTCGTTGATGGCGTCTCCGTGCAGGTGGCTGATCAGCATCCACCGTTTGTCGGTCTCGATAAGGACCCATGCGCGGCCCTTGGCGTTGCGCTGTTCGAGCATCCAATTCCGCTGGCTGAGCAGCAGCTTGTGATTGGACCCGAACAGCTTGGTGGTGGGCCGCACAGGCTCCTGTGGAGACTTGATCTCGACCCAGCTCTCTACGCCATCGACACAGATGTTGACGTCAGGCTGACCGGTGCCGACAGCGTTTTCAATGCGCGTCACCCGGTCGTGCGGCTTGAACACCTTCTCGCGGAAGGTCCTGTAGGTCTTGGCCTCAGACATCGATCCTCTTCCACTTGGAGATGAATGCATATCGGATGTCGTTGTAGAAGTTTGCGCGCACCAACAGGTGGGCACCCTCTGGGACGGTCTCCAGGAGCTCCCGGCCGATGCGCTCGAAGTCGAACCGGCCGACCCGGCCACCGATCGTCCCTGTGTCGTCACGCAGGCGCACATCCACGAATTCAAGCGGACCGGTCTCCATCTTGCCGCCGCGCTTTTTGACGTTGACCTCTTCATTCGAGTTTCGCGCGTTCTTGTAGATCAGCTGGCCTATGAAAACGCGCTGGTCCCTGTGCGGGATGTTTTCAAGGTCAACGATCTTATTGACGTCTCCGATTATCCCGTGGTCCTTCGGAGAGTCATAGAGGCCTTTGTAGAGCCTGCTGAACGGGAATATGTCAGAGAAGATGTTTGCGGCCTTGGCGACGTCTTCCTTCATCTTGTCTGTCATCGACCCGCCATCGCGTGCGGCAATCAGCTTGTCAGCCTTTGACTCACCAATGCCCTTCAGCGCCATGAAGCCTCCGACCAAAGTGTCTCCCTGGACCGACCAGTCTTTCTGAGACCTGTCGATGTCGAAGGGGACGTATTGGAGACCCTCGCGGACCATCTCACGCAAAAGCTCCACAGCGCTGTCCTCGTCCTTGGCGCTGCGCAGGTTCGCGGCCGCAAACTCCAGAGGGTGGTGCGCCTTGAGGTAGGCGGTCCAGTAGCTGATCACCGCGTAGCTGTAGGTGTGGGCCTTGTTCATCTGCCACGCACCCATGGCGTTGATGGTCTCCCACGTGGTGCGTGCCTCTTTCTCGCCGATGCCTTGGCTGGCTGCGCCTACTTTGAACTTCTCCCAGTAGCCGTCAAAGAATTCCTTGCCCATGCGCTTGGACATCGCCTTGCGGATGGTGCTGGTCTCTTTCCAGTCAAACTTGCCGATCTCCCGGACGATGGCCAGGGTCTGCTCCTGGTACACAGGCAGGCCGTAGGTCTCAGCCATGTGGCTCTCGACCAGAGGGTGGATCGGGGTGTAGGCCTCGCCATTCTTGCGCTTGACATACTTCTCGGTCACCCCGCCACCGAACGGACCCGGTCGCGCCAAGGCGGTCACAGCGTCGATCTCTGTGATGGTCTCGAATTCGATGTCCCGGCTGATGGCCCGCAGAGCGTTGCCTTCAAACTGGAAGATGCCGCAGAGCCTGCCCTGATTGAAAACGTCGTAGGTGGCCGGGTCGTCAAACGGCAGGTTGTACCAGTCGACCCCGACGTTGGCGTCCTCCAGGATCCCGAGCGTGCGCAGACCCAGGACATCGATCTTCAGCAGGCCGATCGCCTCAGCAGCGTTCTTCTCGATGTGAGCGATGCCATGTGAGTCCACCACAGCATAGTTGGTTATGTCGTCGTTGCAGACGAGCAGGCCAGCCGCGTGCACACCGGTGTGGGAAGCGTGTCCCTCGACGATCGATGCGGCTGCAGCTTGCGGGTAAGCCTTGATGAACTCCTGACCGGGCTTGGTGGTGTAGAGCGTGTCCTCAAGGCAGTTGTTTGCCCGGCTGTCCGCCGAGGAGCGCTCGATCATGGCGACCTTGACCGCTGCGGTCGCGGCTGGCGGGATGTTCAGAGCCTTGCAGACCTGGATCAAAGCTGACTTCGGCTTGAACTTGCTGACGGTGCCGATCTGGGCGACGTTGGAGCTCCCGTATTTGTTGGCCATGTAGTCGAAGACCATCTGCCGCTTGTCGTCGGGGAAGTCGAGGTCGATGTCAGGCAGGTCGGTGCGGCTCACGTCAATGAAGCGTTCGAAGTAGAGTTTTGGTGGGATCGGGTCGATCTCAGTTATGCGTGCGAGGTAGCACGCCAGAGAGCCAGCGGCAGAGCCTCTGCTGGGTCCGACCAGCATGTGTTCTTTAGCATAGTGGACCATGTCGGCCACGACGATGAAGTAGCTCTCGAAGTCTTTTGACCTGATGAGCTCAAGCTCATATTGCAGCCGGTCCTCGTATTCCTGAGTCCAGGCTTGCTTCATCCCTCTGTACTCAATGCCGGCTCTGCAAACCGCCTCAAGGTCTCCGTCAGCCCTGATCATGGGCGCCGAAGGCAGGACGAGGTCAGAGCAAGTGTCTGCGATGTGCTTCGCCAACCCAGCCTGTTCGGGCGAAGCATCCAGTTGATCAAAGTCCAGGATGTGCTGCGGGGTCGGCTTGGCGCCTGCTCTCGAGATCAAACCGAACACATCTGAGTCATCCGGCGACGAGAAGGCGTTGTCAGCGATCTTCACCGTGCACAGCTTGTGCTTCTCAGCCATCATCCGCTTCTGGTGATTGAGCACGCGGCTGGCTGGGCTCAGGTCAACCACAGCCTCTGCTTCAGCGAGGAAGGCTCCGTCCGAGATCTCACCAGCAAATTTGATGATGCCGTCGCTCATGCGGAGGACGTCGCGGCGGAACAGGCGCGGGACCGACCCATACTTGGTCGCTAGTGGCTGCTGGTGGGCTTTCGAGGCCGACCGGTACAGTTCGCTGAGCGAAGCCTTATTCGTGGCTAGGAACCACATTGAGACCGGGTTGTCCTCGTCGTCCACCACCATCTCGAGACCGAGCATCGGCTGGATGCCAGCAGCCTTGCAAGCGTTGTACCAAGGCACATGCCCCCATGTCGAAGCCTTGTCGACGATGCCAGCGGCTGTACAACCGATCTGCTTGAGGCGCTCGACGACCCGATCGATCGGAGCGAATGTGTTGCCGAAGCTGTACTCAGTCCGGATGCGCAGGTGTACGGTCATCAAAATGCCTCGAAGAATTTCATTGCGATGAGAGCTTCGAGCAACGCAGCAGCGTCGTCGGAGGCACGGTGGGTCTGCTGGAGGACCTTCCCGGTCGCGTGCTCATAGAGCTCGGTCAGCTTCAGTCTACGGCCCTTCAGGTGCATATGCTCCTGGACGGTGCAGACGGTCTCTTTTGGCCACACAGGCTGCACGCCGATGCGCTTCGCCTCATTGTTGATCATGGCCGTGTCGAATGGAGCGTTGTGCGCAACGGCAACGTCGGCCCAAGCGAACATGCCCGAAGCTTGCTCCCAGGCCTCGGCGAAGCTTGGCTTGCCGACCAGGTCCTCGTTCTTGATACCGGTGATCTTTGTGATCTCAGCTGTGATTGGCTCGCCCGGATTGATGAGCCAGTTGTGGACCTTGGTGCTGTCTTCAGGACACCGCGTTAAAGCCAACGCGCTGTCATAGACGACCAGGCCGAGCTCGATGATCTTCGGTTGCTTCTCGAGAGGCGCGACATCTGGCAGAACCAGGCCGGTTGTCTCGGTGTCGAATATGATAAACTTCATGATGCCCTTTCGGGAGAGGCCGAAGCCTCTCCCATTGGACCGGCCTAGACCGGAGGATGGTCTCGACGGACGATGAACTTCAGGTCGGTGCCGAGCAGGCGTTGCGTGTCGAAGATCACGTAGTTGTACCAACGCTTGCCGGCGATGACAGGGTTGCTGTGGCTCTCGGTCTCGACCTCCTGAGCCACGGCGATGCCGCGCTCGGCGAAGAACGCACGCCATTGGTCGAGCTCTTCAGCCGTCACGTGCATCCCGAAGTGGCTGACGCGAGGAAGATGACCCTCGACCCAATTCTGTCCGCTGACATACTGCAGAACCTCGAATTCCTTTCCGCTGCAGATGTCGTAGTTGAAGGCGAGGTTGGCAACGTTGCTCGCCTCCCTGCCGAAGACCTCGCCGGAAGCGTGGACAACATCGTGGTTCCATTCCTTCGTCCCGATGGCTCCGAGAAGGTCGAAGGCGACATTGGTGGCGAGATCGCCTCCGAGGCAGATTGCGATCTGCTCGATCTTGAACTTCATGGTGTCAGGCTCCATAGGGCAGCACGCAGCCGCTCAGGTACTTGTGATTGTCCTTCTCGGACAGGAGGTAGGCGATGAACTCGGCGAGCTTTTTGGGGTCGGTCTCCTCACCGGTTATCAGGCTGTTGATCTGGTACTGCCTCGCGTATTCAGCAGTCCAACCGCGTGTCTTGACGACCTGCTCTTCGATGCTCTTGCTCATCCCGGTGCCTGCCAGCTTGTTGGGGGAGATCCCGAACACCGTGATGCCATGGCGGCGGGTCAGCTCGCGAGCCAGCTGCAGGGTCATGATGTGCGCTGCACCCTTGCTGGCATTGTAGGCCAGCGACCCGGTCATCGGCATGTGCGACGCATTGCTCACGATGTTGAGCACGGTCCCCTTGTTCTTGATCAGGTCTGGCAGAGCAGCCTTGGTCATCATGAAGATGCCCTTGGCATTGGTGTCGACGACCTTGTCCCAGTCAGCCTCGGTGAAGTCTTCGAGGTAGCCGATCAGGTTGACGCCAGCGCAGTTGATCAGGATGTCCGCGCCACCGAACTGCTCCAGGGTGTCAAAGAACAGTCTGTCCGGCTGGACGACATCTTCATATTGGTCCCAGTCGTATCCGAAGACGTTGAAATTCCGACCAGAGAGCTCATCGACGATAAGTTTGCCTAGGCCGCTGCTGCTGCCGGTTACGACGACGTTCAGTGGTTCACGCTTGTTCATTTTGGATGCGCCCTTGCTCGACCCGGTTGAGGAGGATTGCCTCGATCATCGCGCTGTAGACAGCGTCATCGTGCACGCTGTCGATGTGCTTCATGCCAGAGATGATGAAGCGGGTCAGCTTCACCACCTTAAGCTCGAACAGATGAAAGAGCTCGAAGTCTGCGGCTGAAGCAAGCACGACCCCATCAGGGAAAAATGCTTGCATCACCTTGCCGACCATGACGTAGTTGTCTACGTAAACTTTGTTCTTCTCGCGGAAGGTCTCGCTCATAGACGCGAGCACATTGTCTGCGCTTGTTTTCTTCATTGAATCTTTGCCTTGATTGCGTTGATGTTGAGGGACCGGTACATGTCAAGAACGTCGTCCCGGTCGTCGTAAGCAGCGACGATGTCTCCGCCGAAGGTCGTGCGCACGCGCTCCACCATCCAAGCCTTGACCTTCGGCGATGAACCGAAGTCGGTGTCCGGCCGCATGATGATGCTGTTGACGCGCACAGCCTTGGCCTTGCACCAGGCGTTGGTCTCTGGTTTGTAGAGCTTCGGCCTGGTGGTGAGGAC